GAAGTCGAATCTTTTATCAAGTCGCAGGGCTTAGAGCGAAAGGAAGTCTTGGTCGTGGCAAGGGCATCACATTCCTTCACGGAACAGAAACGTCTTCGTGGGGCGATGAAGAAGGCTTAGCATCCTTGCTTGCCTCTCTCGCTGAAACTAACGAGAAGCGTCTGTATATCTTTGAGTCCACAGCGCGTGGATTTAATATGTTTCACGATATGTACACCACTGCTAAACGTGCGCGTTCTCAACACGCTATCTTCTGCGGCTGGTGGCGTAACCAACTCTACACGGTTCCGGGTGACTCCAATCTCTACAAAGTGTATTGGGATGGAAAGCTAACGCCTGAAGAAAAAGAATGGACGCGAGATATTAAGAAGCTCTACAACGTAGAGATCAACTCGCGGCAAATTGCTTGGTGGCGCTGGAAGCTCTACGAGGGCATTAAAGACGATGCGTTGATGTATCAGGAGTTCCCGCCTACTGAAGACTATGCCTTCATCATGACAGGCACTAGCTTCTTCTCTAACGCTCGTTGTACTGACGCTATGAAGATAGCTAAGCAGATTAAGTGCGACCACTATCGCTACAGCATGGGCGCTAATTTTATTGACACAGAGGTTATAAAATCTACTGACCGAATGTCAACATTGAAAATATGGGAGGAACCCATTGATACAGCCTTTTATGTCATTGGTGCTGATCCTGCCTATGGTAGTTCTGATTGGGCTGATCGCTTTTGCATACAAGTGTTCCGTTGCTACGCTGACGGTATGGAGCAAGTTGCAGAGTTTGCTACACCAGAGATGAATACCTACCAGTTTGCGTGGGTGATTGCCCACCTAGCTGGCGCATACAAAAACTCAACGCTAAACTTGGAAGTAAATGGCCCCGGTCAGGCAGTCATTAACGAGCTACGCAATCTGAAACGCCAAGCAGCAGCGTTGGGCGGCAAAACCGGACATCAGTTGATGGACGTATTGGGTTCCATGAGCAACTACATCTGGCGGCGTAACGACACAATGGGTGGTTTGTCTAACTCTATTGGATGGTTGACTACTTCTGCCAGCAAAGAACGGATGCTTTCTTACATGAAAGACTACTTTGAGCGCGGGATGATGACGGTTGTCTCGACAGAGCTGATAGATGAGATGAAAACCATCGTGCGTGATGGCGCATCTATCCTTGCGTCAGGCAGAAACAAGGATGATCGCGTGATGGCAACTGCTTTGGCTTGTGCTGCCTTTGCTGAACAGCTTCAGCCCCGTCTTGTTGCACAGAAAATTACTAGAAATGTCAGCAGAACGCAGGAAGACAGAACTCCAGAACAGATTGTTGTGGGAAGAACCGTATCTGACTACCTAAAAAGGATAGGAGTTTATGGACAGTAACGAGAATTACATCATTCCTAAAGAGGAATTAAAGCAAATAATGAAACGATTTCGCGCAGACAAGAAGCGCGGGATACCTATGCGTCTGTTTTATGAATTATCAGGAGTAGATAAGTCCAGAATGGACGATATTTTCTTCTATGACCGTACTCACATGACTGAATTAGTGCAAAGACGGGTTTCAAAGGCGTATTTAGCGTGGAAAAACGGCGAAGTAGCCGTAATGATTAGGTTTGGGCAGAAATGGATTGAGTGGAGGAAGACTCCTAAGCCCGTTATTGTCCGTGGATACGGTTTGCAGGTAGAGAATGGTGGCATCAAGCTCAAATTAGGGCTTAAAAACAGGTTAGATTACTCAGATTATAGTTTAGATGAGCAAATTAAGGGGAGATAGATATGAGTGTTATGCACGATTATAAATGCGATTTACACGGGTTTTTTGAGGCTTGGGAGCCTGTTTGCCCGGATGGATGCACTGAAAACGTACAAATGGTGTTCTTGCAGCCAGTAGGAACCAAGTCAGACACGACAAGACACAACGACAAGACGCTAAACCAGCTTGCGCTCGACTTCAACATGACAAATATCAAGTCAGCAAAAGAAGGAGACAGTCAGGCAGGGTATTATTCGCGCAATAACAAGCCAAACCCGAAGGGTGTGCCTGAACCTCCACGCGAAGCACGCGCAGGAGACTCCGCTATATGGGGTGGAGCAGGTGGTAAACTTGAGATGGGCAACTTGTTAAGAGGAAATATGTTTCCTTCCGTAGCTGGTGAGCAAGTTGGCATGATGCCAAGCCAAGTTGGGAACTTGACACCACCCCGTCCTGCGAGTTATATGCAAGACCAAGACAATTTATCATTGGATAAAAAATGAGAATCCCGTCAGAGCCTCTACAAAGAGAACAGTTCTATCTTGATCTCATAGGCAAGTGCTTAATTTCCAGAGAAGAACGCAAAGCCGATTACGCTGCTCTGCGCTCTTATTTTCTTTTCGGTTCAGCGCCGGAAGATGCGCCAGCAATCTTTAATAAAATTTATCCGCACATAGATCAGCTAAGCAGCTTTTTATATTCCTCTGAGACAACACGCTTTTCAATTGATTTGGGTGCTGGTGTACAGGCTGGCGAACAAAGAAAAATTCGCTCGATGCAAAGGCTTCTCAATGATGATTGGCTGCGCTCAAATACAGATCAAGTTTGCTCTAATGCTTTGCTGTGGTCACTTTGCTATAACAGTTCTTATACCAAACTGATTATTGGCCCCGGTGGAAGTCTAAATCCTTACATGGTTGATCCGGGTGCAATTGGTGTGCTGCGTGAAGACACGCCATACACAGACAGACAAGAAGCCTTAGTCCATACGTACTACATTACAAAGTCAGATTTATATTCCAGACTGTACGCTCACCCTAAACGCGACAGCATTTTAAAGCGCGTAACCACATCATTCCACGACCAAGCCAGCGATATTCCCGAAGGTATAGATCGGATTATCATGAATCAATCTGATCCAACAATGATGGGTAACGTCAACCTAGACTTGTCTGGCATGAATCGCTACAAAGCTAGGGTTGCTGAAGACACCGTTGAGATGCACGAACTGTGGGCATTTAATGACGAGATTGGTGACTACCAGTGCGTCACTATCGCTGATCCAGACGTTATTATTTATGACCGTCCGGGCGAAAAAATGTTCTTAAAAGGCGAGTTGCCTTTTGTCCAGTTCTGCCCTAATCCTCAGTACGATTATTATTGGGGTCAGAGTGAAGTTCAACGATTAGTGTTCTTGCAAGAGGTACGCAACAAGCGCATGGGTGAGATTCTTGATTTACTTTCTAAGCAAGTATCTCCACCAACAGCTCTGATGGGCTTTAACGGTATTTTGGATGAGAAGAATTTTGCCCTTAATCGCGCTGGCGGTTTGCTTGCTAGCGATATGCCAAGTGCAAAGGTCGAGCGTCTTGCGCCAAACATTCCAAACGATCTTTTCGAAGTCATCCGAGAAGTGGACTCAATGTTTGCAGAAGCAAGCGGTATTACTCCCGTGTTGGCTGGTCGAGGTGAAGCGGGAGTTCGTTCCAAATCTCATGCAGAATCGCTCTCAAGACTTGGTAGCTCCAGAGCAAAAAAACGCGCATTGATTATTGAAGACGCTCTTGAGAAAGTAGCAACGCTTTACCTAAAGTGCATTCAGAAATATCAGCCCATCATGCTTAAAGACGATGATGGTAATGATTTTATTCCTGAACAATTTACTGATGACTTTATGGTTAAAGTCGATGCTCATAGCAATAGCCCAATCTTTACAGAAGACTTGAGAAACTTAGCATTCAGTCTGCATCAAGCTGGCGCTATTGACCAAGAAGGTCTGCTAGACTTGCTAGAGCCACCAATGAAGCAATTGTTGAAAGAAAAACTAGCAACAAACAAAGCAAAACAGGAAGAAATGGCTATGTTGCAACAGCAACAACAGCAACAACAGCCTAAACCTAGTTCTCCACCAAGTTTACAGGAGGTAGTATGAATGCAAATGGCGTAGAAACCACATCAAAAGCAGATCAGCCTAGAGTTACTTCTGGAGCATTAAGACAAGAAGAAAAAGGGCCGAACTTAGAATATCGTGTACAGCGTTTGGGCACGTATCAGGAAAGAAGCCCAAATAGAGGCTCTTATGGGCGCATGAAAAGATAATAAAGCTTGACAAAGCTTTCTAATTTGTTTATTTCTATTGCCAAATTTCATACGGAGTTATTATGGCTGTCGCACCTGAAGAAATCATGCGCCTCATGGGGGAGCAAAAGAATAGTAAAGAAGCTCTTGAAGCTCCAGAAATGGGAGAAGGCGAAGCGGAAGAAGTCGAAACCGAAGAATCCTCATCCCCAATGGCAGCGCCCATGTCCACTCCAGAACCAAAAATGGGTTCAAAAGAGGGAGCAATGGTTAATCTTGGGTTGGCGATGGATTTAATTAAACGCGCACTACCAGCTATCGGCGTTGACTCAGAAGAAGGCAAAAAAGTTATTTCAGCAATTAAAGTATTATCCGACCTAACAGGCAAAAGCTCTGATGGTATGGAAGAACTTAAAAAATCTGAAATTTTGCAAATGTTGCAAACCTTGCCGCAAGCAGGGGGTGCTACACCTGAAGGCAAAGCAATGGCTGCTGCGCCAGCAGTTCCCGGCATGATGCCGTAATTTTTGGAGAAATCACTATGGACTTGTTTAAACCCCGTGGTGCTGCTGCACCCCGCAACCCAACTGACAACACTCAGCAGAATGGTCAAATTATCAATGTTCCCCGTTTTTCACAAATGGGTGGATTGAAAAATGCCGCTGCAACAGGTACTAAAAATCGCATGACGGTTGAAAAGCCGGGCGGCAAGCGCATTATCTAATGTGCTTTTTTATTGTTTACTTAAGGGGATAACCTATGTCACTTGAAGACCTAAGCTATGAAGCCCGTGATGAATTGGCTCTTTTGGCTCGTCAGCTTGCTGAAAATCCAAAAACTCGCAAAGCTTTCTTACGTTTAACGAAAGAAGCTAAACCGGATATGCCGATTCCTGAACTCGAAATTGAAGATTCAACCAATTACGCTGTTCAGAAAGCAAATGATCGAGTTGCTCACCTTGAAGCAAGACTCCAACAAAGAGATGCAATGGAGGAATTGAACAAGCGACGCAGTAGGCTGAAAGAAAAAGGTTTGGTTGAGAATGACGAACAGGTTGAAGAAGTGGAAAAAATGATGCTGGAAAAAGGCATTACTAACCACGAAGTTGCTGCTGATTACTGGAAATACATGAATCAATCCGCTGCACCAACACCAACTGGATATAATCCGTCTGCGATT